ATAGAAAACCTATAACCTCAAAGAATGGTCAGACAAAGTATCTGGACAAAATGCCCCCTAACTATGTCAAAGGAGTTTATTCAGATATTCCCAAGAATAAAATTACAGTTCATTGTGATAACTGTGCTAATACTTGGGAACAGTCCATAACTAAGGCAGCTGCCTGACTTCAAAATGTCAAGTCTATTTTAGACTTGACATTTCTTCTTTATTATGAGATACTATGCACAAGTTTAATGAGGGTGAAATTCTCAAAGAAATCCAGAGGTATATTGATGGTACTTATGATCAACATTATGCTTCTGGTAAAATCCAATCAACCGAATTTATCATAGACGCTGGACACGGCTTGGGATTTGCAATTGGCAATATCATCAAGTATGCACAGCGTTATGGTAAGAAGGCTGGTTATAACAAAAAAGACTTGATGAAAGTCATTCATTATGCAATAATTGCTTTATCAATCCATGAAAGGGACCATGAAAATATCCAAGAAAACGCTTAGTGTGTTAAAGAACTTCAGTGACATTAATATGTCAGTTGAGGTCAAAGCAGGAAATACTCTTAGAACTGTATCAGTTGCTAAGAATATTCTTGCACAAGTCGAGATTGAGGAGTCTTTTCCAAGAGAGTTCGCAATCTATGATGTGAACCGATTTCTTGGTGCAGCTTCTCTATTTGAAGAGCCAAACTTTGAGTTTGGTGAGAAGTCAGTCAAAATCGGGACCGATAAATATAGTCTAGATTATGTTTATTGTGATCCTCACATGATTGTAACTCCACCAGAAAATAACATCACTGTTCCAGATCCAGAGGTGAGATTCAGACTGACACAAGGTAACTTGTCTCAGGTTCTCAAGGCTGGTCATGTTCTCGGCACTCCTGAGATCTCTGTAGAATCTAGTGGTGATAAAATGGTCATGAAGGCCTTGGATGTGAACAATGATTCATCTGACACTTTTACTGTTGATCTTGATGGTCAAGTCAATGGTGGAAAGTTTCGATTCGTGTTCAAGATCGAAAACTTCAAAATGATTTCAGCTGACTATGACGTTGAAATCTCTTCCAAAGGAATCGCAAGATTCTCAAACTCAACCTCTAATACGCAATACTGGATTGCTACTGAAACATCCTCTACTTACGGAGGGTAAATGAAAGATATATTATGGGTAGAAAGGTATCGCCCTTCTACGATTGATGAACTGATACTCCCTGAGAGTATCAAAACTACATTTAGTGAAATAATTAGTCAGGGTAAGATACCCAATCTTATCCTGAGTGGAAGTGCCGGCACTGGTAAAACTTCTGCGGCTATGGTATTGTGTAAGTCTCTCAATTGTGATTACATAATTATCAATGGATCTGATGAAGGTCGATTGATTGAAACTCTTCGTAATAAACTTACACAATACTGTAGTTCTGTATCCATGTCTGGTGGTAGGAAAGTTGTCATCATTGATGAGGCTGACTACATGACTCCAGATTCAGTCCAGCCTGCTATGAGAGCCTTTATCGAAAAGTTCTCTAACAACTGTTCGTTTATTTTCACTTGTAATTTCAAGAATCGGATTATCGAACCGATTCATTCACGTTGTGCAGTCATAGATTATTCTGCAACTGATCCCAGACAAATGGCTGGGGAGTTCCTTACTCGATGTAATACCATTCTGAAGGAGAATGAGATTGAGTATGAGGAACCAGTGGTTGCAGAACTGATCATGAAGCACTTTCCAGATTTTCGTAGAGTTCTCAATGAACTTCAACGATATTCTGTATCTGGAAAAATTGATTCTGGCATCCTGCTAAATATTAGTGATGCCAACATGAATGAGTTGGCTGAAGCACTCAAGACTAAAAACTTCAAAGGTGTGAGGTCTTGGGTTGTGAATAATCTTGACAATGACCCACAAAAGATATATCGTAAGGTATACGATAAATTGTATGAGAAGTGTGATCCTAATTCTATTCCTCAGATAATATTATCAATCGCAGAGTATCAGTACAAATCTGCATTTGTGGCAGATCAAGAAATTAATTTGATGGCTTGTTTAGTGGAGATAATGTCGAATGCAAAGTTCAAGTGAATTATATCAAGTCCTAAAAAACTACGTAAATTCTAGTGGCCTTCCTATCATCCAAGAGGGACACTTTCAGGTTCTAAATCAAAAGTATGGCAAAGAGGTCTTTCGGGACACTCTTGCCACTTTTATTGCAACTGAGAGGCCTCCCTTTCCCCTGAAAGAAATATCTATCCATGATATGGAAGATTGTTTCAAACAACTCAGATCTGAAAACCATACCAAATCCCTAGTTACGGATGCAGATGTCATGGAGAAATTCGATGACTATCAATATCCATATTCAACTCATGGGTTGGGTGTGATTGATGCATCCAGTAAATTCAATCTTGCAAGTAACTATTTTTGCCAAGACCTGAGACTTAGTTGTGGCTCTTATGGGTTTCGAGCTCCTATTGAAGTCTGGAACAACGGCACTCCAAAAGATATTTGGAAATGCCTTGGTCCAATTTGGAGAGGTATCAATGGTGTTTCAAAAAATCAAGAGGGCAATCTGATTGGTGGAAGCCTACAAAAATCCTCATACATATCTGCATTTCGTCTTGGTACATATATTGCAACTCAGTTCAAACCTCTTGTTGCAAAAAGTATTTACGAGATGACTGAGGCAACTAAAGTATTAGATACCAGTTGTGGCTGGGGTGATCGTTTGTGTGGATTCTTTGCCAGTAGTGCCACAGAGTATATTGGGTGTGATCCTAATCCAAATACATACGAAAGATATCAACAAGAGTGTGTCGAGTATGAGAGGATTCTTGGTAATGAAAGTAATCCATTGGTTCAAGTAAATTCAAATAGATTCCAAAGTCAAGGCAAAAAGAAAGTTACCATCTATCGATGTGGAGCTGAAGATCTGCCTTGGGAGTCTATTTCTGGCATTGATTGTGCATTCACTTCGCCACCTTATTTTTCTACTGAGGAATACAACAAAGGTGGAGAACATCAAGAAGATCAGTCATGGGCAAAGTTCAATGAGTATGAATCATGGAGAGATAATTTCTATCTTCCAGTATCCAGAAACTCATTCAACTCCCTGAGTGAAGAAGGTGTTCTTGCAGTCAATATTTTTGATCCACAAATCAAGGGAAAGAGATATCGGTCTAGTGATGAACTTTGCAATGATCCTGCTCTGAATCCATATTTTATTGGACAGATGGGTATGAGAATCATGCAGAGGCCTCAGGGTAGAGCTAAGTTCAAGAATGAGGATGGAACATTTGATAAGAAACAAATGGATGAATTCATGAAGAGGACATTCATTGAAAACATCTGGTGTTTCAGTAAGAACAAAGACAGGAAGATCTTTCCACAACCAGCTTCTCTTGAAAGGTTTTTCTCATGAAACAATTAGACATACAATTTTCTGATGGTGAACTACAACCAATAGTTGACTACTGTAATAGTGAACAACAATACTCTCCAGTTATTACCAAATATAATAAAAAGGAAAACTGGAAGGCTATATCCATAAAGGGGTTTAGTCAAGATCCTCTGGTAATATCAAAACCAAATGTATTGGGAGTCGGATCTGGAGGCAATCTTCAGGAAACTCCCTTGGTTGATAGACTACAGATCAGATCTATACTTGAAAAGATTCCAGCTATGACTGAGAGAGTCAGGTTGATGAAACTGGAAGGTGAGTGCTGGTGGTTGGATGTCTCAAAGGCTCATTCTGTTTTGAACGAATCGGATATTGACAGAGTTCATCTTGTCATTGATGTCTTTGTTAATAACTATATGTCAGAGGTCATGTATGGTACTGGCAACTGAAGATCAATTAGAAGATGTAATGGCTGTCTTCAAGAAGAATAGAGAATGGTTTCCTCATGTTCGTAAATTTCATATAATTCACAGAATCAAATGGGAACATTGTATTTTTCAGGATGGTGTGGTCATTACGTTTGGGGGTAAAAGGCCTGGTAAAGAGGATGCAGGATATATTGGAAAGAAGACAATAGGAACCTACGTTGCAAAGAAAGGTGATGTGATCCTACATCAGATTGCAAAAGATCCAGATGTAAAGACAAATGCAAGTGAGATCTTACAAGAGTTTTTTCGTTACATTGAAGCAGATGTCGTTCTTAGTGTGAGAACTGACAATACTCGAGCCACTAATTTCTACAAGAAAAACGGCATGAAACGAGTAGGAAATATAAATTGGGGTAAAGACGGATATATGAAAGGAGATGTTTGGTTTTATGAAAATCCAGCTCAAGGAATACTTAAATTCAATCAATCATGAGAAGAAGAATATAATGGATGAAAATCCATTATGTGAGAACCAATATCCTGCATGGGTGGTAAACCATGCATTATATGGCCACTCTGATACTTTACTTCTTGTGAATGAAATGAATATTTACAACCAGTTAGACAACAAACTTCAATACGATTTTCTCCTAAATAGTATTAGACAGAGGAAGCGGTTTGCTCCTTGGTTGAAAACTTCTAAAATAGATAATTTAGATTTAGTGAAAGAATATTTCGGATACAGCGATCAGAA